TTTTTGATAAGAACTTAGGCATTGACGAGATTATAGAAGATGCGTACGAACGTATCGGTATGCAGGGTGTTGCTGGTTATCAGTTAAAAACTGCTAAAAGATCTTTAAACATTTTGTTTTCTGAATGGGGAAATAGAGGTTTACATTTTTGGGAAGTAAAAAATCAAAGTGTAACTCTTGTAAACGGTCAAGCTGTTTATACTTTTTTTAGATCTCCTGCGGATGGTACTTCCGATGGTATCACCACAACTCTTTCTGCTGGAATAAATAGTTCTGTAGTAACAATTGGTTTAGAATCTGTTACCGGAATTCCAACAGCCGGTGGTACAATAACTATTGGGACCGAACAAATTTCATATACAGGAGTATCTTCATTAAATCTTACAGGATGTACTAGAGGAATTAATGGTAGTACTGCAGCGGCCCACAGTTCTGGAGATGCTGTTTTACAATTTCCTAATGGTATGACTGATATTCAAGAATTAAATTTTAGAAATTCTTCTACAAATGTTGATACACCTATGACTAAAATTAGTAGATCACAGTATCAAGCATTTTCAAATAAAACAGATTTAGGTTTACCAACTCAATATTGGGTTCAAAGATTTGTTGATAAAACTACAGTTACTTTATATCTAACACCGGGAAGTACGCAGGCTGGAAATTTTATAAATTTTTATTATACAAAAAGAATTGATGATGTAGGAGCTTATACAAACGCAACTGATATTCCTTACAGATTTATACCGTGTATGATTGCAGGATTAGCTTATTATTTATCAATTAAATATGCTCCTCAAAGAGTACAATCATTAAAAATGTTATATGAAGATGAGTTATTAAGAGCAGAAGATGAAGATGGTTCTTCTAATTCTACTTATATCTCACCTAAAATTTATTACCCAGGAGTCTAATGAGTAGTTTCGCACAAGGTAAATTTGCTTTAGCAATATCAGATAGATCAGGTATGGCTTTTCCATATAATGAAATGGTTAGAGAATGGAATGGTGCTTTAGTGCACATGTCTGAGTATGAACCAAAACAACCACAACTAGATCCTAAACCAACTAATGCAGATCCACAAGCTTTGGTCAGAGCAAGACCTGCAAGAACAGAATTTGCAACAGAAGATTTTTTACCTGAAAATCCTTTTATAACTGCAGCTAGTACAGTTTTAAAAATTAATTTCCCTAACGGAGATTTACAAGTAAATGATTTTGTTAGATTAAGAAATGTTAAAGCGGCTGTAGGAGGTGTAGCTATTTCAACTTTACAAATGTCTACTACCTTAAATGGGGCAATAACAGACTCTGCTACAACTATTAATCTTACTGATGGGTCAGAGTTTCCAACAACAGGTTTTATAGTTATTGAAAAAGTATTGACAGCAAGTGATACAAATGACCCTCTTCTTGTAGGTACTTTTCAAAATGAAGTTATTGAATATACAGGTCGATCCAGCAATCAATTAACTGGTTGCACTAGGGGGACAAGTGCACCTTATAGAGGAACCTCACCACAAAAAACAATTGCAGGTTCCCATGTTAATGGAGCCAAAGTTTTTGGAAGTTATAAAGTTATTTCTTTAAATGAAACATCAGTTCCAAGTACCGGTCAACCATCTACGACTACACAATTTGATGGTGTTAATGTTGCATTAACTAACTCTGCATCTAGCACAGAAACAGGAGGTGGTTTTCAATGTACAATTGGACCCATTAATGATAGAGGTTAATTATGGCTGGAGTTTCTAAATATACATACACAACATTAAAACAAGCGATTTTAGATTATACTGAAGTAGAGGACACTGTTTTTACAACTACTATTTTAGATGGTTTTATTATGTCTGCAGAGTTTAGAATTAATCAAGATCTTCCTACGGACTCTGACAGATTTGTTCAAGAGGGTAGTTTAGCTGCAAACGATAATACGATTAATGCTCCTGCTGGAACTTTGTTTGTTAGAGGAGTTGAAGTTTTTAATTCTACAGCTAACACAGAAGGCAACGGAAGTTGGTTAGAGAAAAAAGATCAAAGTTATTTATCTGAACTTACTGATAGAAAATTTGGACCTTCTGGTGAAATACAAGCACCCACAGATACTACTAATTCTGTAACAGGTTTTCCTAAATACTACGCTATGTTTGGTGGTGCCACTAATACTACAGATACTACTTCTGGAGGTATGTATCTTGCACCAACACCTGATGCTAACTACAAATTTAGAATATATTATAACAAAATGCCTACTGGTTTAGGGTCTGGGACTACTGGTAGTGCTGAAACATATTTAAGTACATACTTTCCACAAGGACTATTATATGCTTGTTTAGTAGAAGCTTTTGCTTTTTTAAAAGGTCCAATGGAGATGTTGACACTATATGAAAATAAGTATAAAAGTTCTATACAACAGTTTGCAGGGATGCAACTTGGAAGACGAAGAAGAGACGATTACACTGACGGAACTGTTAGAATACCTGTCAAATCACCGTCTCCATAAATTGAGGAGAAAAAATTATGGCAATAACATCGGCAATATGTAATAGTTTCAAAACAGAAATTTTAAAAGCAGTTCATAACTTTACTGCATCATCTGGAAATACTTTTAACATAGCTCTATACACAAGTTCAGCTACACTAAATAAATCAACAACTGCTTACAGTTCAACAAACGAAATTGCAAACACATCGGGTTCAGCTTACACTGCAAAAGGGGAAGCACTTACAAGTGTAACTCCTGTTCTATCAACAGATACTGCAGTATGTGATTTTGCAGATGTATCTTGGACATCAGCTTCATTCACAGCTAATGGATGTTTAATTTTTAATGATTCAGCTTCTGGCGATCCTGCAGTTTGTGCTGTTGCTTTTGGAGCAGACAAAACAGTTTCAAACGGAACTTTTACAATTCAATTTCCAGCAGCAGACGCAAGTAACGCTATAGTTCGAATAGCATAGGGGTAAATCCTTATGTCTAATACTTGGAACCAAGCCGGTACTACCTGGGGTTCAAATCAATGGGGCGAACAAGGTCCTACTATAGTTACTTTAACAGGTCAAAGTGCTACCTCGAGTGCAGGTTCCATAACTACAAGATCAGATTTTTCAATAACTTTAACCGGACAATCAGCAACATCTAGTGTTGGATCACTAGTTACAGAAGTAGCTTATATTTTATCAGGACAATCAGCAACTTCATCAGTTGGTGCAATAGCACCTGCAGATGTAATGGGTTTAACAGGCCAATCAGCAACATCTAATGTTGGATCGGTTGTAGTTGAAAGAGCTTTTGTTTTAACAGCGCCGTCAGCTGCAACAACAGGTGTTGGTGATCTTACAGTTAATAATTCTGAAATACAAATACCACAAGGTTCTCAAGCAGACGTTTCTGTAGGTTCTATATCTCCTGCAGATGTAATGGGATTAACAGGAGTATCAGCAACAACAAGTGTTGGATCCATATCTCCAGCGGATGTAATGGGATTAACAGGAATTCAAGCAACAGCAAGTGTTGGTGAATTAAATCCTGCTGATGTAATGGGTGTAGTAGGTGTTTCAGCAACATCTAGTGTCGGTTCTGTAGTTACAGAAGTAGCTTATCCATTAACAGCACCTAGTGCCTTAACCTCTTCAACAGGTTCAATAAATCCTGCAGATGTAATGGGATTAACAGGAATTCAAGCGGATATTTCTGTTGGAAATGTGTCACCTTTATCGTATCAAGATGTTGATATTGGAGGCAATACAAGTTATAGTGCAGTCAATAAAACAGATAGCGCAAGTTATTCTGAGGTTGACGTAACAGGAAATACGTCTTATACAGATGTAACTCACGCAGCTTAGGAGAAAAAATTTATGGCATCAACTTACACACCTCTTGGCGTAGAACTAATGGCTACCGGCGAAAACGCTGGGACTTGGGGTACAAAGACTAATACAAACTTACAAATATTTGAACAAATTTCTGGAGGTTATTTAGAAGTAGCTATTGGAGGCGGTGCAGGAACTACGACTCTTACAGAAAGTGATGGTGCTACAGGTTCAGCAGTTGCTACAAGAATTTTAAAACTTACAGGAACAATTTCTGGAAACAGAATTGTAACTATGCCAGTTGGCGTAGAAAATTTTTATATAATTAATAACAATACTTCTGGTGCTTACACAGTACAATTAAAAGCGGCTTCTGGTTCAGGGGCCACGGTTACTTGGGCAACTGATGATAAAGGTTGGAAGTTTGTTTACTTTGATGGTGTTGCAACTAACACAGGTGTTTTTGCTATTGGTCAAGATTTAAGTGATTTAGTTGTTAACGATCTAACAATTAACGGCGAACTTCAAGCGTTAGGCACAATAAAACTAGACGGAAATTATCCTGTTGGTACAGATAACGTAGCTTTAGGAAATACTGCTTTAGATAGTGTTGAAGCTGGTGGTACTAATAATGTTGCAATTGGAGATAATGCTGGAACAGCAATCACAACTGGAGATGGCAACGTAGCAGTTGGAAAAGATGCTTTATTATCTAACACTACAGCTAGTCAAAACACAGCTGTTGGTTATAATGCTTTATTTGCTAACACTACAGGTGCAGGAAACACATCATTAGGTGCTTTAGCTTTAGATGCTAGTACCACAGGTGACGACAATACAGCAACTGGTTGGTGTGCTTTAAGTTCTAATACAACAGGTTCACAAAATAGTGCTAATAGTAATTATGCACTTCGTTCTAATACAACAGGTGGTTCTAATACTGCAGTTGGTAGAGGTGCTTTAGGTGGAAATACAACAGCATCAAATAACGTAGCAGTTGGTAAGAGTGCTTTACTTAAAAACACAACAGCACCTAACAACGTAGCAATAGGTGTGGAAGCACTATGTAATAACACAACAGGATGTAGAAATATTGCTATTGGTGTTAATGCGTTAAAAAGTCAAAGTGGTAATGCACATTGTAATACTGCTATAGGTTATAATGCTATGATATATAGCGATGGTGGTGGTTGTAACACAGCTGTTGGTGCAAATGCTTTAGAAACTAATAATTCAAGTGATACTTGTAACACAGCTGTAGGTGTTAGAGCCTTATGTAGTAACAAAGGAAATAATAATGTTGCTATTGGTGCTTTAGCTTTAGATAAAAATGCAGTAGCAGATAATAACACAGCAGTTGGAACATTAGCTTTGGCTTGTAACACAACAGGTGCTTCTAATGTAGCAGTAGGTACTCAATCTTTACTTGCTAATACAACAGGTGGAAACAATGTTTCTGTCGGTAAGTGTGCTTTATGCACTAATACAGAAGGTGCTCAAAATATAGCAATAGGTACAGAGGCTTTATCTAAAAATACTACAGCAGAAAATAATACAGCAGTAGGACATAGAGCTTTACAACTAAACACTACAGCTAGTGGTAACGTAGCAGTAGGTAGACAAGCTTTAAAAGTTAACACAACAGGTACAGCAAACACAGCAGTAGGTACTGATGCTTTAGTTGCTAACACAACAGCAACTAGCAATACAGCAATGGGTTATGAAGCATTATGTACTACTCAAACAGGTGCATCTAATGTAGCTTTTGGTAGAGCAACATTAAAAAATAACACAGGAAATAGTAATTCAGCACTTGGTCATTTAGCTTTATGTACCAATACATCAGGAGAATGTAATACTGCTATAGGTAATGGCTCAATGAGATGTAACACAACAGCTTCCAACAACACAGCAGTAGGTATAAGTTCACTTTTTGCTAATACGACAGGAACAAATAATGATGCATTTGGAGATTCTGCCTTAGTAGATAATACAACAGGAAATACCAACGTTGCATTGGGAAGATTTAGTTTAGGCGACAACACAACAGGTTGTTGCAATATTTCTATAGGTAATTCTTCCATGAGAAAAAATACAACAGGACAACAGAATGTTGTAATAGGTAGAAGTGCTGGACAATGTAACTTAACAGGAAGTTCTAATACTGCTGTTGGAGACCAAGCATTAAGATTCAATACTGTTTCAAATAACACAGCAATAGGTTATCAATCACTTCTTGCTAATACAACAGGTACTCAAAACGTATCTGTAGGTTCTATTTCATCAGTTACTAACACAACAGGTTGCTATAACACAGCAGTAGGTCATGGTTCATTTTATAATAACTCTACAGGAGATAACAATACAGCTTTAGGAAATTTTGCACTCAATGATAATACCACAGCAGATGATAATACTGCAGTTGGTTATTTTTCTTTAAAAGCTAACACAACAGGTGCACAAAATACAGCAGTAGGTTTTGGTTCTTTGTGCCTGAACACAACTGGTTGTAGAAACATTTCAATGGGTTATAATTCTTTAGCTGTTAACACAACAGGTATATGTAATGTTTCAATCGGTAGAAGTACTTTAGATGCTAATACAACAGGAGATTTTAATACAGCAGTTGGTAATAGTGCTTTAAGTGGTAACACAACAGCAGATAATAACACAGCAGTTGGTTATTTTGCTTTAAATGCTAACACAACAGGAACAGAAAATACAGCAATCGGACAAAATGCTTTAAGTAAAAATACAACAGCTAATGACAACACAGCAATGGGTAATAGTGCTTTAGCTTGTAATACAACAGGTGCTGGTAATGTAGCAGTTGGTAAAAATGCTATGTTGTTAAACACAACAGCTTCAGAAAACACAGCAGTAGGTATATTTGCTTTAAATAACGCAACAACAGGTGCAGGTAATGTTGCAATGGGTTATAAAGCTGGTTGTCAAATTACTGATGGAAGCTGTAATATTTTAATTGGTCACAATCCTCAATTAAGTACTAATAGTACTAATAGAATTGGTTTAGGAAATGGTATAAGTGTGTCTGCAAATGATCAATTTAGATTTGGTCAAGGTAGTACAGATGTAGTGTTTAATCAATTTGCAACAAATGCCTCTTTTACAAGAGTTTCAGATCAAAGAACTAAAAAAGAAATTAGCACAAATGAAGATTTAGGTTTAAATTTTATAAATGATTTAAGAACAGTTACTTATAAAAAAAGAGCGCCCTCAGAATTACCAGAAACTTTTAAAGATTATAATTCAAATATAACAGAACCAAAGCATAAAGAAAAACTTTATGGTATGATTGCACAAGAAGTTAAAGAAGCTTTAGATAAAAATAATATAACTAATTTTGGTGGATGGGTTGAAGATGAAGATAGTGGTCTACAAGCAATTTCACAAGAAATGTTTGTGTACCCATTAATAAAAGCAGTACAAGAATTGACAAAAAGAATAAAAGATTTAGAAGATAAGTAATAACAAACGAAAGGAATACAAATGCTTAATACGTACGTCGTAGAAGGTGGTGTTGGTAAGTGTACAGCGTTTACTGCTTTACTACCTAAATTAAAAAAGAAATCAGAGGTGCAAATATACACCCCTTACATAGATTGTTTCGCTGGTAACCCAGATGTTAAACTGGCATTAGAGCAAACTATACTATTACAAGATCCAAGGATCATGGCATCTGATAATATATTTTATTGTGAGCCATACAAATCAAATTTTCAATTTGGTAAACAACATATCATTGAAAGTTATTGTGAACATCACGGTGTAGATTTTAATAGATCTATGACCGGTAAATTATATACCGACAACCACAAAGTTGCTGTTACTAAATGGTTAGCTGATAATGAGATTGGTAAATACATTATGATTCAGTTTTCAGGTGGTCAACCGAAATGGAATTATGGAGACAATGTTCAGTACACGAATATTAATCCAAATAGAAACTACCAACCCTATCTTGCCCAACAAGTAGTCAACATGTTGCAAGAAGAATATCCTGATACTACAATTATTAACTGCGTTTTACCTAATGAACCACATTATCAAGGTACTATTAGATGTGATTTACATTGGGCCCAGATCCATGAAATGTTAAAAGGCGCTGAAGGATTCGTTAGTATTGATAGTTGTTTACAACACTTTTCACCATCGGCTAAAGCTTATGGAGTTGTTGTTTGGGGCAGTACAAGATGGACACAATTTGGTTATTCTCACAATAAAAACTTACATTTTCATATGAAAGATGAGTGGGATGAGTCTAAATTTGTTGATAGCGATCCAAGAAATAATATGGTAGAACCTCAAATAATTATTGATAATTTTAAAAAACTTGATAAAACTAAAACTGTTGCTTGCGCAACAATATAAGGAGAAAATATTATGAGTGAAGAAGTAA